GTATCCAGTCCATCCATCAGGGATGGCGGCATCCATAGCACCAGCAGACTCGAAGAGGCCATCGCTGTCGATGAATGCGTGTTGTCCAATGAGGGAGTTGGGGTCGGCTTTGCCGACAGCCTCGGGACCACCGAAGGCATGGACAGCATTAGGAAGAGCATCAATAGCATCAGTGTAATTAAAAGGCTGAGCACCAAGCACCTTGAAAAGAAGGGCATCGCACACAAGGGAAGAGCAGTAATCAACGTTCTGATCGGGCTGCACAACCCAGACAAGCTCCTTCACGGGGTGATTGAAGTTGAGCTTGATCTTGTTGGAGGAGGAACCAACAGACTCGTCTCCAGTGAACTGGAGCTGAGTGATGAGATACTCGTGGGGGTTCTGGGCCATTCTGCGACGCTCGTCGGTGTCAAGGAACACGTAATCGACATAGAGGGAAGCAGCAACCAAGGACTGGTTGTAAGCGATGGAGGCAGGAACGGGTTTGCCAGAGGCAGCCTGTCCAGACTGGGTGACAGCACTGCTGGAAGGAGCATCGCTGTTGCAGTTAAGGGTAGTCACAGCCCACAAGCACTCGTCAATAGGGCGGATATCAAGGTTGATCTTGACCTCGTGGTATTGAAGAGCAATGAGGGGAAGGGCGAGTCCGGGGTTGGTGCAGAACCAGAACTGGAGGGGCACGTAGAGGGTGGTCTCGGGAAGAGCGTTACGGGGAGCACACACCTGGCGGGGAGCCTGGCTGTCACAAGGACCATCAACATCAGCGAAAGAGGGATCGGTGATGAAGGTGAGCTGGGTGGTGTTTCCAATCATCTTGAAGTAACCGGCCTGCTGCTCAGAAGTCATGGTGAGCTGGTTCCAGATATGCATCCAGTCACCATATTGGCGATCAATACGCTGTCCTCCAATCTCCACTTCAACCTGAGCAATGAGCTGCTCTCCAGGGAAATCCAACCAACGAGCATACACGCCAAGGGCATCGTTAGCTCCAGAGTAGGAACCAACACCCATGAGCTGGTTAATCTCGGGAAGAGTAACCTGAAGATAGGTGCGGTAAGCAAGATCGCCATTACGGCTGATCGTGCATTGAACACGGCGACCGAAGTCGGCCTGTCCATTGAAGGTTTGCTCGATAGATTCAATAGCAAAGTTGGTGTAGCGTCTGTAAGTAACCTTCCAGAAAGTAATCTGGGGGTTGCCAGTAAGGTAAACGTCTTGAGCGCCGTAAGCGACTAATTGCATGAGTCCGCCTCCCATAGTTATACTATGGCTAAAGAAAAAAAAATGCTGATAATTAATTAAAAGACTAATTAATAATCAAAAAATAGCAAATGTGTGTTATTTTACTAAGTTACCTGCTACTAAGCTTGTCCATGTCCATGTTTGACTTGATAAACTCTGTAAGATAAGATCCATCAAATACTTCCTTACGACCTTCGTGATTTTTTGTGAAAACATATTTATCCCCCTTTGTTCGTTTGATACTCCATCCATCCTGAATAGCATTGTAAAAAAAGGCCATTTTTTTCATCGTCATGCTATCTATTTCTTTGGAATTAGATACATCAATATAGATATCCATTAATACATCGTTAGAAAATCAATCATTGTACTGAACATATTATCGCCAAGGTTATTCCTAGATAATTTAATTGTTTCCTTCAATTAGGAATTTAAAAGTTGTTCAATAGAGAGTATATTACTTATGTCAACAAATGGTTTCAAGCCTAAAACCATGAAAAAAATAAAGATAAATAAGAACAAAAGTACAACATTGGATAGCAAACACAATGAATTTATTCAGAATTTCGAAAACGACGAAAATGAAAAAATCCCTTTATTGAAAATTGAGAAAACCAAGTTGTATGAAAGATTAAACAATGATGTTTTGACATTGGAAGAAAAATTGAATATGCAAGACAAAATATCTGAAATCAACCAGGAAATCAAGAATGCGCGTCTAAAAAAAAAGCAATACTATTTAAACAACTCCAAGCACATTTTCGATTATTTTGAAGGTAAGAAAAATATATCTAATCTGGAGATACAATCAAATTCCTGTAAAAATAGCAAAGTGGATTCTTTTTTTAAAATAAGTAATTATAACGGGCCAGCAACTAATACATCCAACAATATTGTTAAAGAATATCTTAGCAACATTGATGAGAACTTTATCGATGTTAATTCGTTTATAAAATCATCTGGTGTGTGTCAGTATTGTCACACAGGAGAAATGATACCATTGGAGGACGAAGGTGTTCTTATATGTAATAAATGCTCGAGAAATATCCCCTATTTAATTGAGAACGAAAAACCTTCTTACAAAGAACCTCCTAAAGAAGTATGTTTTTATGCATACAAAAGAATTAACCATTTTAAAGAGATTATTGCTCAATTCCAAGGAAAGGAAACCACACAAATTCCTCCGGAAGTCATTGACAATATAAAATTACAAATAAAAAAGGAAAGAATTGATCTCGAGCAAGTGACAAATATCAAAACAAAGGATATTTTGAAAAAGCTTGGATATAACAAATATTATGAACATATCCCATTCATTAAAGACAAGCTTGGCATCAAACCTCCAGTTATGACACCCGGTTTCGAAGACACATTGTATAATTTATTTATGGAACTGCAGGCGCCTTACTCTAAATTTTGTCCAGACGACAGAGTGAATTTTTTAAACTATTATTACACCGCTTACAAGTTATGCGAGCTTCTCGGAGAGACACAATACCTTGAACATTTTCCCATGTTAAAGGATCGCGAAAAACGAATTGACCAAGACAACATATGGAAGCAGATATGTGAAGAACTAAACTGGGAATTTATTCCAACTATTTAAACTATCTAAACTATCATCACCCATACAAGTTGTCTAGTAAATAGTTGTTTTTGGAACCCGTCGCTTTCCGAATTTGTGTTGTTTCCTAGACTTTACAGCTAGTTTGTAAGCTGGCTTCTTTGGGTCACAGCCTTTCTCGATGATATGGAAGTCAACAGCAGCGGCTTTACCCCCTGTGACATCACTAGCCATTCGCGCAATTCCCCATGAGGTAGAGGTTTGGTTGGGACGAGAGCCTGATGAATAGTATGCTCCTTGTCCCTTTTTTACCATTGCCCGCAAGCTTGATATTGAACATCCTGTCTTATTAGACAACGCCTTTGACGGGGTAATTTGTTCTAGCTTATACATTTTTCGGGCATTACGTATATGCTGTGAAGTTTTGGATTTAAATGATGAAATAGTCTTGCGTGTATAATATTTTTTTTTTTTGAACAAACGTCTAGATTTCTTTAATTCTTTGGATATTATTTTTCTATCTTTTTTCGTGATTTTTTTTGGAATATATCTTAGCGGAACCTGTGTTTTTTTTCGCGTGGTTTTCTTTGACATAATATGTATATAACTATCAAATAAATAAATAAATGAGTACATTGTTCTCTTTTATTTATACAATTTTACGTTGTTCAATTATAGACCACCTGGAAATCCGACTAAATTGGCACCAATGCCAAATCCAGCACCAGAACGTGCAGTGGCTCCGATAGTAGGAATATAAGTGTCCAAAATACTGAATGTGGCTGCTGCTGCGAGAGCAATCATTCCAATCTCTTCGAGATCAAGTGACTTCTTGGGGATGGCATAAGCAACAAGGGCTACCATCAAGCCTTCTACTAGATACTTGATTAATCTCTTAATAAGTTCGCTCACGTCAAATACGCGGTTCATTGTCTATAGATATTATAAAGAAAAAATTTATGAACATGTTGGAGGATATCTAATGATAAAATACCATCAGTGTTCCAACTATCTCATACAAACCAACACATCTCACTCAATAATCTAAAATATATTATTGTCACGTATAATTACTTAAAACAATTCACTATACTATACTATCAAATGGCTTCCACTTCATCTTTTGAAAGGAAACAAAATACAGATGGAACTCCCAACCCCAAATATGTCGATTTGTTAGAGGAAGACCGACCCATTGCAGGACAAAAGTTCGCATGTGTTTCATTCGTATCACCCGAGAATATTTTAAAACAAAAAGAGATGTTTTATTTTCAAGAGTTTGTCAAACACTGGGATATGAATAAATCCATGGAGAAATTTGTACAATTCCTAAATTTTTTGTCTTACAAATACAAGCTTACGTTTGAGGATACCATGGCAGATTTTCAGGAATTTATCAAGGATGAAAAGGAGGCGATTAACTCTAGTTCTATTGAAGAT